TGCCAGCCGACGAGTTGTTGACCTGCACCACTACGTTTGCCGTGGGGTAAACGTAGTAAGTGCCTGCCGTCAACACGTAGGACGAGGCATTGGGAACGGTAACAGTGCTTGCCTGAAAATAGGCACCATCCGAGTTGGCGTTAGCACCAGCAACGAGGATTTTGTTAATCGCTAAAGACATGATTTATCCTCCTTACAGGCTAAGTGAGTTGTAGCCGGTAATCTTCGTCATGGCCTTTGGCTTGGTGTTGACGAGTTCAGCAATCATCAGCACGGCACCAACGTAACCAATCTGGAAGTTCGGCAGGGTGGACTCAAACCCAGTGAACGCAAACGATGCCTGCTCATGGATGTAGAGAGACATGTAGTTGTTGTTCAGGAAGTACAAAGTACCTTCTGGGCAGTAGGGGTCCGGATAGATAGGCACACCAGCAACCATCAGGGCGCGGAACGCAGCCTGGGGGCCATTGGCATCACCGTCAAAACCCGATCCTGGGGTAATCATGTAGTTTTCTTGACCCACATAGTCTTGGGCCAGGAGCGTCCATGTACCAAATCCGCAAACGCCAAAAGTAGGCACTTCAGCGCCGTTCTTCACGGTGCCGGAGATGTACTGGAGGACGTTTTGACGGGTGGGGTTCACCGAGCCAGCGGCATACTGCTTGGACTTCCACCAGGTGTTCGTGGTGCGGTCAATGTTGCCGTAGGTTGCAGTGCCCGAACCATCGTCAATCGCGGCAGGCAGACCAATAAACTGCTGCTGGTTCGTGGTGTTGTTGTACAGGGCTGTCGCCATGGAATCCATCATCACGTTGGTCGCGTCATTCATGCGAGCCTCGATGAGAGGGATGATTGCGTAGTCCTGCTGCACCGCACCTTCCATACCCAGGAAGGGCACGGGAGAGACAAGCAGCTTCAGGTTGAATTCAGCCTGGTAAGCACCTTGCTGAACCGAGGGTTGTGCAAACGAACCCGAGTAGTCAGACCACTGGGCGTTTACGAATTGAGAACCCTGGACGGGAACCGTCACCGACGACACACCGCCAGAAGCGGTTTGTGAGTTGGCAATCAGCGCCGCCATGAGGGGCGTAGAGTTGTAGATTTGAACGACCAACTTCGGGATAAACGCCCGACGAGTAACGTACGTTAACTCGTTGTACTGGTTACTGCCCGAAGCCGGAAGGATGCCGCCACCAATAGGCATGATTTACCTCCGAAGTTTCAAAATAAGCCCCATACCAAACTACAGGCCAATCGGTTTCGGATTCTTGCGCAATTCTGCAAGGGCCGCCGCAGCGTTTTCACGCGCTGCACCAACTGGGTTTTTCATGTAACCCTTGATGTCAAACCGAGACATCACGGGCTGCGGGAAACCATTAGGAGTCGGAACCGCAGTCTCACGGGACTTCTGCCAGTAGTCGGCAGCCGTCTCATGGTTGGCAATGCCTTTCTCGGTCATCAGCTTTTCGATTTCCAAGATTTCGTCGTCGGACTGGACGTAGCCTTTTTCCTTCAACGAATTCCGGCGCTTTGACAACTCCTCACGCACTTCACGCTGTTTAAGCTGGGCTTGCAACTTGGCAACCTGCTCTTCAGCGGCACGCACGCGATTGTTGACTGCCTCTTCCATCTCAATCTCAGGCACCGGCAGGTCGGGATGGACCTTCTTGGTCAACCGCAGAAACTCTTTGCGGGTGGCAGGGTCTTCCGACAGACGCTTGGAAAGCGCAGCCAGTTCTGTGATTGCTTCTGGTGAATAGTTCTCAAGACTCATGGTTTAGCCCCTTCTATGATTAGTAAATACGCTTGGTGTCACCAGGCTTGCTCATGGTCATCTTGTTCTTTGACCCAGCTTTAGCCGCGTTGGACAGGCCACCCATCTCAGAGAAACGGGGCGTATTGACGATCTGACCGTTTTGCTGCGAGTTGTCGGTAGGACGACGGGGTTGCAGCGCACCTTTTGGCTTAAAAAGTTCCATGTTTGCTCCTAAATTGGTAAGGGAGGTGCTGTTGCACCCTCAACGGGTGCCATTGCCGCTGATCGCTGTCCAGGCGTGGCACCACCCGCCTGTGGCAGAGTTTGAATCATCTGAAGAATCTCTGCTGGAATCAGTTGTCTTGTATCGGACTCGCGCTCACCAAAGCGACGCGTGATGTCAGCAACCACTTTCTCAATGGTCGCACCTTCCTCTGTATCTGGGGGGAAAGCGCCAATAGCAGACTGGAGCATGTCCAGGGCCATCATAATGTTGAGGCGTGCTTTCTCTTGCTCACCCTTCTTTTCCTCGGGTGTGGACATAGGGGAGGCCATGGGGGGCGTAGCAGCACCTTGCTCAGACGGTGGCAAAGTAGGTGCCTCGGTCCCTTGACCTTGGTCCATTCTCATCATCGCCATCACATCTTTTTGCTCTACAGCCATTAGGCTCTCCTATGGTGTATTAACACTGCATACAGTCTAACTATCAAGTCAAGCATAAAAAAGGGGCAAAATGCACTGCCCCTGTTGATTACTTGCGCTTGCCAGTGCGCATGGGTGGCTTTTTCATGGGTTTCATACCTTTTCCGTACATGGCTAACTCCTAGAAGTGGTGCGGCCTGTGACGCTGCGGCCTGGGTTTTTGTTGATTCCATACCGCACGTACGATATGGAGGCGGGAGACCGCACCTCAGAGACACTGCGCTCTGTAGCACGGGGTTGGTCGCCAGACTTAATCATGGTCTGGGTTTGAGTGGGGGAGATATTTTCTGCCATTAGACCGCCCTCAGTTGTTGGGTTGGACTCTCTGGTGGGGCAGCAGGTTCAGCGGCAGGCGCACCACCGGCCTCAAGAGGCGGCATCATGGCCTGTGCTGCGGCAGCGGCCTCATCAGCACGTTTAATGTCGTCAAGTAGCAACTCCTTCATCGGAGGCTCCATGAGTTCAATCAGCCTGGACTTGCTAATCGCACCAGCGTTAAAGAGGCTAAAGGCCAACTCTCGGCTGTCTTCCATGAAGATTGGACTATTGGAGTGTGCATCAACCTTGACCACAAAATCAGGGGTAAATTGGGAGGGCACAAACTTGTTGCCGTCCGTATCGGTTAGCACCGTGTCGTCGTAGACCTGCATCATCTTGAGATACAGGGTCGCCATCTTCTCTAAGCTGTCCTCAATGACCATGGCACGCTTCTTGGCCCTGCTTGAGCCTAGACGCGCCAATTGGCTTGCATGGCCCTGGGATCGCACCCCAGACTCACCGCGTCCAGCCAGCACACTGGTAATGCCAGAGGCTTCAGCAAACATGGCATCAATCTCGGAGAGTTCGCGAAACAGGTCGCCTGGGATGTTGGGGGTAAATTCCTCCACCTTGGCGTTTGGCATGTCAGAGGCCAGAAGGCCACCGGCACGGTTTAGCGCAAAGTTCTTTTCATCCAGAATGCCGGTAAAGCCCATGATTGCCTTTGGCGGGTCTACCTGCTTGTCGAGCAACTCAAGAATCTGACCTTGGCGCTTGTTTCTCATGTCTTGCAGGAAGACAAGGCGTTGCACCTCGGATTGGCCCCAGTAGTAGTCGTATTGGGGGTTGGGGCAAAGCTGCACAAAGGGCTGCTCACCCCGCAAGAACAGGCTCTCGGCGGGGCGGTCATAGATCACGATGTCGGGGTCAGCGATGGTAATGCACTGGTAATCCCCAATCTCATCGTCAAAAATCCACAACTCGCGCATCTTGACCGTCGGTTCTGCAATCTTGGGCGTGTAGGTCATCGTGCCAGCCAGACTCATCTGCACGTTGCCGTAGATGGTTGGGTCAATGGCTGAAGTGACCAGGCGCTCTACGCCTTGCGGGTATTGCTTGGTTTGCTGCTCTGCAAGGGCAATGCGGTTGACGATTTCATCCCTTTTGGGGTGGGACCAAAGACGCGAGTAAAGTTCGCTCTTGGTCATGTAGTATTCCTGCGCCACCGCCTCCTGGCGGTCTGTGTATGGCGTATCTTCCCGCAGCACCCCAAAGACACCAGGCTCCACCATGTACGGGTGGATGCCGTTGCGCCAAACCAGCTTCACAAAGGTGGTGTTGTAGCAAAGGGACCAGTTAAGCGCCTGGGCAAAGACTTGATCGGCGTTGGAGTTGACCCAGTAATCGTGCATCGCCTTGGTCAGCGCCGGGATCATCTTGTGATACGACGGCGGTTCGCTTGCACCAATCTGGATGGAGAAGCGGGTTGTCTCTGCCGAGTACATAAAGGAGGACAACTGGTCGATGTGAGGGAAAATCTTGTTGAAGTGCGCCGGTGCTTCATCCATCCCTGCCCCGAAGAGGTAGTAAGAACGCAGCATCGTGTAGACAGACATGCGCTCAGACTGCGAGACCATGCACTTTTCCATCATCTCGATGTAAAACTGCTGACGGTCTACTGGGTCTTTGGGCAATCTCATGGCGTGATCTTCAGATTCTCATGGTCAGCAATGTAGGAACCAACCTTCGGGCCAGACAAGGGTGCGCCGGAGCCTTTGACGGCAGCAATGCCCGAAACAGACTCATCTGCCACAGGGCGCAGGTTGTATTGCCCCAGTTCGGCAGGCGAACCCCAGCGTGGCGCAAACGGATTGCTCGGCTGGGCATAACGAGGCGGCTGCGCCTCACCTTCTCTGGCTGGTTTGATGTCACTCATCTTAAAATCCAGTGCAAGTTGGTTCAGTGTACGGTCATTATGCTTCGTACCCTCACTTTTTACACTAACTGGCTTCAAAAAGACAACATGAACGTCTGTGCAACCCGCAGGACAGACCGCTTCACCAGACTCAAAGTAGCCATGAACCGGACATTTGTAGTCATGTAGTACACCCATATTTAGCCCCTTTCCTTCTTTAATACATGTGGTTGTGAATAATCGTACTTATTAACAGGCTTAATGCTCAAAGCAAAGCCAGATTCGGTTCTCACAAGCGTACTGCCGCGTTTAATGGTGGGTCTGACCTCATGTTGGGCGTGATAGCCCAGGAATTTGCGGCCTGCGATGTCCATTCTGACCCCTGCCTCGCCCATTTCTAGGGCCAGCAGTGCGCGTGAGAGCCGTCTTTGGCTGGTCTCGGTCATGCGCATGCTGCCTTCAAAGATCATTTTCTTCATGTTTCGGTAGTCCACGCAGGCAAAACGGGCGAATTCTTCCATTGGAAAGCCGCGTTTGCGGTTCGCATTCATGTTTTTAATGCGTGTTTCGATGGCTGCTACGGTTAAAACGTCGATCATTGGAACCCCAGTGCGCGTAAGTAGTTGCCAACTTGCTTGCCGACCTGTGCTTGGCCTCCGTTTTCGGCCTCTTCGTCTTGCACGACCTTCTTTTCCCGTGTCAGACGCATCTGAATGAGCCTGGGTTGCACTTGTTCGGCAAATGCGGCGGCTGCCAGGGCCGCTGCCATCACTCTGTCGTCTTTTGCCCTGCCCATGGCGGCAATCGTGCCCTGGTCACGCACAATGCCTTTCATCTCGTCGATGCACTCTGTGCTGTACATGTTCAACATGCCTCGCTCAAAGTAGTCTTTCAGATAGTTAAGCATCCGTTCTTTGCTGCTGTGTGTCGTCACCCAGCCAATCGAGTTGCTGATTCCAAAGGAATCGTTGCGCCGCCACAAATAATGTTGCATGTTGGACAGCACATTGGTCAATTCCCTGCCTTCATTTCCAGGCAAAGCGGTGGCTTGGCGCTTGAGATTGCGCATTTCTTGGATGACGGCCTGTCCGGGGCCGTTGACTTCCAGGTTGAGGGTGGAATTGGTGTAAGCGCCTGCCAGATAGCAGATCACCCAGGCAAATTGGAAGGTATTGAGTTCAGAGGTGGCAAATTCAGCCACCTGGTCCATGCCATCTGCGTAGCAGCGGAAGACTTGGATGCAAAACCGGTCTGCCCAGTCAGAAGAGCCGTAGGCGGGGTCTGCGCCGATCACATAGTAGGCAGTGCTGACGGGTTCTTCCCATATTTTGAGGGTTGCTAGGCGCTCTGTGGACTGCAATAGCTGTGTGTCTTGGAAATTGGCACCCATGGAGAAGCGGTAGGAGATAAACGCCTCTTTTTTGGCTTGTTTCATCGCATCGGTGCATCTGGCGGTGGAGAAAAACGAGGTTCCGGTCATCACAAAGGCGTAATCCTCTGTGGGGGGAAACTCCTGGTACATCATGCCTTCGTCTTTGAGTCCTTCGTGCAGCTTCCAGCGCCACCAGGCGATTTGTCTGCTATTAACCTCGTAGTTGTAGACCTTCTTGATGTCCTTGGTCCATTCCTTCTCTTCTGGACTCAGTTTTCCGTCCCAATAGACCTTGTAGATGTCTGACTTGGGGTCGGCAGAGTAAAACTGGTTGCGCCACCAGCCCACAAAGATGGCTTTCTGGGTTCTGGCGCGTTTGGCTGTCACCCACATGTCGTGGAACATGTTGAAGCCTCGGGCGGTACTCTCAAACATGTAGTAGCGCAGGGGGTTTTGTTCAGCAAGGGATGCTAGGAGTGAAGCCAGTCCTTCCTCGTCACCCCAAGAAGATGTCTCAGTACCGTGCAGAAACGTAATTCCTTTGCCGCGCCCAAGGCCACCTTTCGCTCGGATACCTGCAACCTGATAGAACAGGCGTGATCGGTTCTTGAGAACCATCTGGTTGCGGTTGTGGGACATGAGGGGGATTTTGTATTCCTTGGGCAATCCGTCCATGTACATTTGAAGGGTGCTTCTAAACTGCTCACGATTCTCTTCTGTGTCCGTTGTAAGGGTGCCTTGCATGCCTGGATGGACAAAGTGCCAGTAGAGGTCCAGGGCAAGACTAATGGTGGTAATGCCAAGCTGCCGCCCTTTTAGCACGACAAAGAAGTGCTTGTCTTCAGCCAAGCCTCGGGCCACTTCATCCATGACATACGTCTGGGTGCCAAGCAACTGATCCCCCAGGACACGCATGCCCTGCTCTTTGGTCTCAATCTTTAGGTGCTTGCAGAAGTGGTAAAACTTGGTGCGGTCAAAGTTCATGGTTTCTTTTGCACCGCAACCTGATAGTTCATATACAGCACGGTCAGGTCTGCGTAAAAGAAGTTCAGAAACGCATCAATGGCAGGCTTGGGGTGCATGGGACCAACGGGCCTGTCATTCCAGCCATAGTCATCAAAGATCATTACGCCACCAGGCTTTAACACCTCCCAACACATGACGGCATCACTCAAGCAATCCGCAGCCTCATGGCTGCCATCTACATAGATCAGGTCAAACTTGGGGTGGTCAATAAGACCAGCCACCATCTCGGAGGAGCGCCCTTTTTTCTTGACCACCTTTTTGTTTGGCTCTTCAATTGCAAGCAACTCTAGGTTGTGGTCAAACCTCTCTTCAATCACGTTTAGGTCCATGCCCACGGTGCGATGCTCTACGCCACCCAGCCAGGTGTCAATACAAACCAGGGTGCCACCGTCTTCAAGCATGTTCTTGGCAATCCATACCATTGACCTGCCCTCAAACGATCCAATCTCAAGCATGTCTTGTCTGGCAGGCAGAATGTTCTTGACCGCCAAAAAGTTGTTTGCATTGTGGGTAAACCAGTCAAAGCTAAATGCGTAACTCATGCTTTTTTCCACGGTAATTGGTTTGGAAACTTCTGCCTCATGGCGTTATTGGCCTGGGTAAAAAACCCACGCAGGTCCACCCGAGAGTTGAGCCTGTAGTTCACGCTGTACACCCCACTGCAAGGGCCAGGTAA